TCTTATTCAAAGACTAAGAATAAATAATTAATTCAAAAGGGGAGGTTCGCCTCCCCTTTATTTAACTTTAATAAATTATAATAAAATGAAAAAACAAACTTATAAAAGTAAGACGTATAGACTTACAAGAGGGCAAAGACCTTTGTCCTACACAATCCCATCAAGAAATACATCTCGTTCTCCATTACTTTATTTTGATGAAGAAACAGGAGTTAACAGACCATTAAGATATGCAAGAAACCAAAGAAGTCCTTTTGAAGATGAGCAGGATGGAAACGCTATTTTAGAACCTGTAGTTTTTGAAGACGGTATGCTTTATGTTGACCGTTCTAATCAAGTATTGCAAGAGTTCTTGCATTACCACCCACATAATGGACAGGTTTTTGAAGAGGTAGACAACGAAGCAGATGCAGCAAGAGATTTAGAAGAGGCTACTATGGAATTGAACGCTCAAGTTATGGCTATGGAGTTACCTTTAGAAAAAATGATTTCAGTAGCAAGAGCATTTATTGGAAACTCTGTAGATAAGATGACTACATCTGAAATTAAAAGAGACTTATTAATGTTTGCTAAATCAAGACCAGAAGAATTACTTGCTATTATTAATGACCCTATGTTAGAGTTACAAGACACAGTAATGCAAATGGAGCAAGCAGGTTTAATAAAAATTAAAGGTAAAAACGTATTTTACAATTTAAAAAATAATAAAAAACAGATGTTAGTGGTTCCACATAATACAGACCCTTATAATATTATTGGTACTTATCTTCAGTCAGATGAAGGAATACAAATGTTTAAAATACTGAAAAAGGCTCTAAATAAAGATAAATAGATTAGTTATCTTTGTACTTTATTAACCCTTAATCACATTATTTATTATGGAAAAATTTTTAAAAATTCCAGTAACAAACGAGCAAAGTCAGCTTGTTTCAATATTGGATGTTAAATTAGTAGAGCAAGCAAGTACAACTACGGTTACTTTAGCTTATGGCTCAGGAAAAGTTACAACTATAACTTATACAAATGCTTTAGGAGCAGGAGTAGAAACATATAGAGACGAAGTACAAGATGCTATTGTTGAAGCCCTTGCGACAGGCTGGACAAATGTAGCTTTTGATTACTTTCCAAGTGACGCAGTCGCTGGTATAGCTATTGCCTAATGTACGGATCAATGCAAAAATACATAGAGGTAGATGTTCAAGATGTCGCACTTACAGGACAATCTACGTCAGACGAAACAGGTAATAACAAAGTAACTGATACTGGTGCATTTGCTTCAGGAGTAGCAGTTGGAGATATACTTCACGACACTACTGATGACCAAATGTATACAGTAACAGCAATAGACAGTGCAAATACTTTATCATTGTCTGCTTTAGGAGCATCAACAGGAACAGGCGTTGGTAACACTAAAGATTTTATTATCTATTCAAACACATCTTCTTCTAAACAATTAATAGCAGGAGATGGAGTGGCTTTAGTTGAAAATGTTAATGATTCTTTAAATAGTGAAGTTGATATACAATACTGCGGAGTCAACGGAATTAAAATAAGAATACAGCACGCAAGCGCTGTGGCCGGCAATGAGGACATGAGAGATGGATTCCAAGATTCAATGGAAGCGGCTCTTATACAAGCATGGCCATTAGTTAAATACTCATCTTGGTTACCTTCAAGTAAAATTCTTGGCGTAGCCGTAGTTTAGTATTAATACACCAAATTAAGAGAGGTCACAAAAAAAAGTGACCTCTTTTTTTTTGTTATATTTGTAAATATTTAAAATGTATTTTCTATGGCTATGATTAATAACGTAAGGAATACAGTATTAGCAATTATTAATAAAAATAATTACGGGTACTTATCTCCGCAAGATTTCAATCTGTATGCACAACAAGCACAGATGGATATGTTTGAGGATTATTTTTATCAGTATAATCAATATATAAACAGAGAAAACGTTAGACAATCAGGCACAGGTTATGCAGATATAGTAAAAAGCTTAGAAGAAGTTATAGATTCATTCTCTGAAGAGGTATTTTTAACAGGAGGAACAGCAAACACCTGGTCTTTACCGTCAGACTATTATTTGGTAAACAAACTTTATTACTACCCTACCCTATTAACATCAGGAACAACAACCGCTACTGCTTTAAATCAATTAGTAGATAATACAGCTAACCCGCCATTTTCCGATGGTGCTGTTACACCACAATACCCTGCATTACAAAGTATAGTGGTTAATACAGATACTTTAAAACAAGCGTTTGTTCAAAGTGTTGCTAATGCAACAACAATAAATTTAAGTGATGATATATTTCAAGCTGTAGTTTCTGGAGAAAATTATTCTATATATGATGCTAATAACATAACAGAAGTAGAAAGAGTAACACAGAAAAAAATATTTTTTCTAACAAGCTCAACTTTAGGAGCGCCTACCACTCAATTTCCTGCATATGTACTAAGTGGAAATACGGTAAGTGTTTACCCCACTTCTATACAAAACAATGGAGATATAAAAGCTCAATATATAAGATATCCTAAACCACCTCAATGGACGTATACATCTTTATCTGGTGGTGAGCCTCTTTATAATCCTTCAGCGGCAGGTGCTCAAGATTTTGAATTACCACTTTCTGATGAGCCAGGATTAATTGCTAAAATATGTCAATATGTAGGAATAGAAATTAGAGAAGCGGAAGTATATCAATTCGGTCAAAACGAAGAAGTACAAGATAACCAAATACAAGTATAACAAATGGCATACATTACAGATTATTTATATTATGAAAACAATGGTACTTCTCCAGTAGATAAAAACTGGGGCTCATATCAGTATGTATCTTTAGAAGATATAGTAAATAATTTTATGTTAATGTATCAGGGTAATAACGAAATACTAAATAACATAGAAAGATATCAGGTTATATTTCATGCTAAAAGAGGAATACAAGAGTTAAACTACGATGCAATGAAAGAGATTAAAATATTGCAACTAACTGTAGATTCGCAAATGAGATTTGTGTTACCGCCTGATTACGTTAATTATGTAAGAATATCTCTATATGAAGCAGGGGTTTTATACCCTTTAACAGAAAATATACAAACCATGTGGAGCGATGCTTATTTACAGGATAATAACTCTAAAATTTTGTTTGATGTTGATGGTAATGTTTTAAAGCCTCAAAATTCACAAGTAGATTTGTCAAGACAGAATGGAGGGATGCAAAAATTATATTTAGGTGGTGGTCCTTTTAATAATCAATTAGGATACTGTATAGATGGATGCTGGTATTTTGAAAGACAAATGGGAGATCGCTTTGGTCTGAATACTGAAACAGCAAACATAAATCCTACTTTTACAATAAACAAAAGCACAGGAGCTATATATTTTAATTCAACTATGTCAGGAAAATCTGTTGTGTTAGAATATGTGTCTGACGGTATGGAAAAAGGAGATGATTCAAAAATTAGTGTAAATAAATTATTTGAAGAATATATATATGCTTATATAAAATATGCATTAGTAAATTCTAAAATTGGAGTTCAAGAATATATAGTTAATAGAGCTCGTAAAGATAAATCATCATTATTAAGAAACGCAAAAATTAGATTAAGTAATATTCATCCAGGAAGATTGTTGATGAACTTGAGAGGTCAAGATAAATGGATAAAATAAGATGGATATTAATAGCACTTTTATAAAGGGTAAAATGAATAAAAGCGTGGATGAACGATTAGTTCCTCCAGGCGAATATGTTGATGCATTAAATGTAAGACTTGGTTCTACAGAAACCACTGAAATAGGAGCAGTTGAAAATTCAAAAGGTAATTCTCAGTTAACAACATTACAAATCAACGGAGTTGATATATCACCTCAGTCAGTATGTATAGGCTCGTATGCAGATGGTATTACCGAAACTATTTATTGGTTTGTTCACGACCCAGCAAGCCCAGTTTCAGGAACAGGAAAAGCAGATTTGGTCGTTTCATTTAACACAAGTATTAATAGTGTTACTTATCATTTAATAAGTTTTGATAAATTAAATTTTGACCCTCAGTATTTAATTACTGGAGTAAGCAAAATTGAAGACTTATTGTTTTTTACAGATGATTTAAACCCTCCAAGATTTATTAATGTTAAAAGAGATTATGGTACGCCTAATGCATTTACTGAAGAGCAAATAAGCGTTGTTGTAAAACCTCCTGGATTTAGATCATATACAAACTCGTTAGGAGTACAAGAAAATGAATTAGCAGCACCTCAAATTAATTTGTTTAATTCAAATCAAATTGAAGATACTTTTTTAGAAGATGTATTTATATCTTTTGCATACAGGTTTAAATATAAAGACAATCAATATAGTGCAACTTCTTTATTTGCTACAGCTGCTTTTGCTCCTGGTAATTTTCAATTAAATTACAGCACTTTTGAAAATGAAGGTATGCAAAACTCTTTTAACTCAGTAGAGGTAAAGGTTAGTACTGGAAACGCAGAAGTTGTTGCTATTGACATTTTATATAAACAAAGCAATAGCACATCTATATATGTAGTTGAAAAATTAAACAAAGAGTTATTAGGCTTATCAAACAATTCTACGTTTTCATATACAATAAATTCTCAAAAAATTTATACTCTTTTGGGAAGTGATGAATTATTAAGACAATACGACAATGTTCCCTTAATAGCCAAGTCTCTTACTATACAGGGTAATAGACTAATATATGGAAACTATGAAGACGGTAGAGATATAACAACAGAAAACGGAACTCCTATTCCTGTTAATTTTATAGCAGAGCCAAAAAGTGTAGATGTTTCAGGGTTTTTATTAAAAACACCAGAACAAACTGGCAGTACAGTTATTACTAATTATAATATTCAGGGTGCTTTACAGTCTTTTACAGCAAATGACGCTACATTTTTTATTCAAAATCCAGATGGAACTCCAGCTTTTCCATCGGGAGTTCCTAAAGGAACCGTATTTACTATAACATATGCGTTTCAGTTTCGTAATGGTAATTTTGGAGATACCGCTGACCCTGACTTCCCTACAGGATTCGTCCCATTTAACGGTGATGTTTTTGATGTTACCATAGCATTTTCTACAGGTCAAGCATATTCAAGTGTTAACAGTATGTTGCAGGGTAGTGAGTTTCAAAATTCAATAGGAACTACAAACTTTCAACCTATTGCTACCGCAGGTTCAGGAGCAAGTTTAACTGACCGTTTAAATTCGCTTATAAGTGGAGATACTCCTACAATATCCGGAGGTTTTCCAGCTAATTACACTTTAGATTTAAGCGGTATCACAAGTAATGTTGTTCAGGAAGGAATAGCTGTTTCTTTAGGTAGTGATAATTTTACCATGACCCCTATAGCTTTTAAATATGTTTCGTCCACAGGAGTGGAGTGTTATTCTTATTGTAGAATGGTAGCAAATCAATGCCTTATAAGTGCAGGAACAAATATTGATAAAGAGTCATTACATTCAAATAGAGATTATGATGTTGGTATAGTTTATTTAGATGAATATGCAAGGGCAACACCAGTGATTACATCATTAAACAGTTCCACTCATTTTCCCGCATATACAAGTATAAGTAAAAATACAATACAAGTAGAGGTAAGTAGCCAGCCACCGTTCTGGGCTAAAAAATATAAGTTTGTTTTGAAGCCAAGTGCAACAAATTATAATATTGTATATGTTACAAGGTTTTATAAAGACAGGCAAGACCCTGAAATATACTGGTTAAAATTAGAAGGTGACGACCAAAATTTAGTTTCAGCAGGACAAAGATTAATATGTAAGGCTGATAGTAATGGTCCTTTAAACCAATTAGCTGTAGAAACTATAATTGATGTTCAGGCATATGGAGGTGGTGAATTAGGTCCGTCTGGAACTAAATCTTTAGCAGGATTATATGCAAGTGTAAATCCCGAAAACATATCTTTTGTAAAATCTGATAACTCAACAATTTATTATCAAAGAGTTGCTAATAAATCAAACAATGGTAATTGTAATAGTAGTAGCACTGTAAGGGCAGACAGGGTAGTAAAATACCCATTATATTTAGTTGACCCTACAACAAATGTTTATACTAATTATGATTTGCCTGCTGGTTCAGTTATAAGATTTGATTTTCAAATATGGAGGTCAGCATATGGTGGGTTAGGAGCTGGCTCAGATTCTGAAAGTATTAACTGGAGATGGGAACAAGAATTTACAACATCTGAAGCATATACCAGCTTTTATGATTGGTGGGATCAAAATAATATAGGGTCATTAGTAAACGGAACAAGTAATACTGGCGCAAGGTCTATCACAGGTGATTTTGATAATACGTCATATTCCGTACCTACAGATATGCCAGACCCTCAATGTTACAAATTTAGATTTGCTTTTTCAGACCAAGTAGATGGTACTGGTGCTACAATACAATTTGCTAATTTAATATTAGGTCATGATGTTCCAAGAGGTGGGCCAGGAATAGACAAAAGGCCATCTCATGTTAATATGCGAATATTTGTTAATAGACAAAATGATTTGTTGGTTTTTGAAACCATTCCTGATGTTGCTGACCCTAATATATTCTTTGATTCTTCAGAATTATATTCTATAGGGAGAGATTCTAACAACGAATTATGTCACAACGGAAATGTTCAAAATCAAAACATACAAAGTCAAACACCAGCAATTATTAACCTACCTTTCTTTAATTGTTTTGCATTTGGTAATGGTGTAGAAAGTTATCAAATATTAGATTTAGCGGTAGAAAAAAGATTAAATCTTGGAGAGCGTTCATTAGGAGAAACCAATACGGAAATAAAAAGGGCTGATAGATTTATGGGTCTAACGTATAGTGGTATTTTTAGTGGTCAAAATAATTTAAACAACCTTAATGAATTTAATTTAGGGTTAGTTAATTTTAAGGATTTAGAGATAAGTTTTGGTCCAATTATGAAACTTCATTCTCGTGAAACAGATATGTTAGTTTTACAAGAAGACCGAATTTCATATGTATTGTTAGGTAAAAATTTATTATCAGACGCTGTGGGTGGAGGAGCTGTTTCTTCTGTGCCTGAAGTTTTAGGGACTCAAATAGCAAGAATAGAGGAGTATGGAATTAGTTTTAATCCTGAAAGTTTTACATCTTGGGGTTCAGATATGTATTTTACTGATTCAAAAAGAAGTGCTATAATTAAACTATCTGGAGGCACAATAAAGTCTGACCAATTAGAAGTGGTCTCAGATTATGGGATGAGGTCTTATTTTAGAGATCAATTTGCAGACCAGTTAACAACACAAAAAATAGGAGGGTATGACCCATATATGGATGAATATGTATTGTCCTCAAACAACAACCCTGTTCCTGTTCAAGAAGAAATACTTTCTTGTGGTAATATAGTAACTATTTTAGACAGCTCTGTACCTTTTGCAAGAACATTTAATTTAGGTGCGGTTACTCAAAATGTAGAGGTAGATATAACCTTTCCAAATACTACTTCTGAAGTAAACATTATGGCAACTTGGAATGGAACAACTGTTATTAGTGCTTCAAATGTTTCAACCAACCAAACCTATACTTTTGCAAAAACGTTAGCATATCCTCAAGAGTTAAATGTTCTTATAAGCCCTGTTGTTGATAGCTCTTTTGATTTAGTTGTTAATTGTCCAAAACAATTTACCGGTAAAGTAGTAAGAGTGGTTTTAAGCTCTAATGCAGACTCTGGAAAAACTGTGCATAATCAATACCAGTGGTACAAAACAGTTCCAACTGAACCAACATACTTTAGTCCGTTAGATATTAATGCTGTAAAACTTGGCAACACAACTAACAGTGAAAGCTTAACATTTTTTGATTTAAAAGAGGGTATACAGTCTTTAGATATGATACCTTATAATACAACAAAAATAGTTTTAGGTAGTCGTACTTTTGGATCAGACGATATAACTTTTGACCCAACATTAAATAATTTTTATGTTAGAGTTTTACCACCTACAACAACATTAAATACAGCGGCAGACTGGTCTTTAAGTTTAATTGCTCCAACTGCTCCTGCAACCCCAGTTTTAAACCCATCTACAGGGTTATTTACAGTTGAGCAAACTTTAGGAAGCTATACTCAGTCGCCTACCGCAACCCCTACCTTACTTTTAGTTACGGATTTAAGAAGACATTACAAAGCCAGTTTTGGTTACTCAGCATCTTCAAGTACTGATGCCTGTGGCGTAAATCAGCCATGTCATTATTTTTCTTCTAATAGTGTTCCTGTGGCTACTGCTGCTCAAGCCGCTGCTCTTGATCCAAATAATTTACCTTCAGGACAGGTTATGACAGGAAGAGGGCATAAAGGTGCTACAGTAGGATTACCAAGAGTAGGAGACCCATGCTATGCTACTGCAAGTTGTGGTCAAGTTGCTGATATGCCTCCAGGTTTTTACAGATTAGCAACAACACAAGTAAGGGTTATTGAAATAGGTAGTGGTCAATTAGCAGGAATATGTATAAACAAATTAACTTTTTAATATTATGCCAGGAACAAATGTAACTTTCTTTTTTGATAGTATAGATTGGTGTTTAGCTACTGCTGTTTACACCACAAATAAAATGGATGTATATGCTCCAGCCGGTTATTACCAGTTTAATAACCAAGTAAGATATTTTAATGGCACTAAATTATTAGCGTGTCAAAACTGTTAAACTATGGCAAGTAACGTAACATTATCATATAGCGATGGGGTCAAAGGTTGGCCTTCAAGATTTTCATATATACCTGAGTTTATTACAGGTTTAAATACTTATTTATATACATTTAAAAATGGTAATCTATACAGGCATAATACAAATCCATTAAGAAATAACTATTATGGAGTTCAGTCAAAATCAACTATAACAGGTGTTTTTAACGACAGGCCATTAGAAATAAAGTTGTTTAAAACCATGTCTTTTGAAAGTAGTGCTGCCTGGAGTTGTACTAATTTAGCTACCGACCTGAGCTCAGGAAGTATGTTATCATCAGAGTTTGTACAAAAAGAAGGAGAGTGGTTTACTTACATTAGAGAAAATGCTTCTACATTAGATTTTAAATTAAGATCAGCTAATGGTATAGGAAACTTAGTCGTTGCTCAATCTGGGTCGGCTCCATTAACTATTGATTTGTTGTTTGATGTAGACTTAGGCAATATTATTAGCGGTGGAGATGAGGTGTATTTTGAAGTTACTGGTGCTAATAAATTGATAGGTACAGTAGTAGGAATAAACAAGGCAACTAAAACAGTAACTATATCTTATGTAGGTCCGCCTCCAAATCCTCAACCAGGTGATTTTATTTATTTCTACAAAAATGTAGTTGCTGAATCTACTGGAGCCAGAGGTTATTTTATGCAGTTTACTTTAGAGCTACCAGCTTCTGTTACTGAGCCAGTTGAATTGTTTTCAGTGGGTAGTAGTGTTATGAAAAGTTTTCCTTAGTTTTATTATCTTTGCATAGATGGCTTTAAAAATTAAACCACTGTCTGATAAAGATTATGATGAGGTATTATTGGGGTGGTGGAAAGACTGGAGATGGACTGCACCTCCTAAAGATTTTTTACCCGACAGAGGGTATATGGTTTATTATAATGATGAGCCTGTATGTGCAGGTTATATGTATGTAACAAATTCTAATGTTGTTTTATTAGAGTGGATTATATCCAGTTTTAAATTTAAAGATAAAAAAATTAGAAGAGAAGCGTTATTGACACTGATAGGGTCAGTAACATCTTTAGCAGAAGCGATAGATAAAAAATATGTATATTCGTTATTAAAAAATCAGCCTTTAATAAATCTTTATGAAGAGCTTGGTTTTATAAAAGGAGGTAGTAACGGACAAGAAATGATTAAAAAAATTTAATATGGGATTAATGACAGCCTTAGCTATTGGTACCACTCTTTATGGGGCAGGTATGAGCTTTAAACAAGCTGCCGATGCAAAAAATATGCAAAGAGATGCAGACAAAAAAGCTGCAAAATATTTAGCAGACGCAAAAAGAAAAGCTAAAAAAGATGAATTTGCAGAACTCAATATACCTTTAGACTCTTATGAAGCTGAATTAGAAAACAATCTTCAGGCTACAACAACTGCAATAGAAGCTCTTCAAGAAGGAGACGCAAGAGCGTTAGCCTCTGGAGTTGCTCAGGTAGGGAGAGGCGCAGCTCAAACTGCTGAAGATGTAAGGATTGCTCAGGGTGAGCAAATGTTTGCGTTAGATAAAATGAAAGCAGAAAATAGAGATGCAATAAATCAACAGCTTATACAAATGGATGCAGCAGCAGCACAAGATGCGGCTAAAAGAGCGGCAGATGCAGATATGGCGGCAGCAGCAGCAAATACAGCAGGTATAACAGCATTGGGTAGTGCATTGACTCAAACATTACAAGCAAGAAAATTAAACCCTATATCACAAGCTGATAAAGATTTGAAAAAAGTTTTAGACGCACAGGGTATTAATATGTCTGAATATGCGGCAAATCCTGCTAAATTTAGAAATAAAGTTTTTGGAGCAGATGGAAATTTGCTAAAGGTAAAAAATATTGGTGGGGTGGACAGGGTTCAAGAAAATTTAGTTAAGCTATCAACAAGGCCATTGGAAAAAATTACTCTTCCGGAAGAAAACTTGCTACCAGTGAATGACTTGATGACACCCGCAACACCTTTAACAGGAGCATTTTTGCCATCTCAAAATTTAGGAATGACTGGATCACTAATGAACCCATATAATCAGCCACAACGATATAGTTTGTTTAATAATATGGGAGCAGATTTAAACAGATTAAATTATTCAGACGGTATATTGGGTCAGCCCTTAACTTTCCAAGAGATACTAAAACAATACAACTAAGTTATGGCAAAGAAAGATATTAACTTTAATACCTATGTTGAGAGAGACTTAACTAAAACTAATATTGATTGGGGTACGGTATCTAAAAATCTTAGTGAATCTCTTATTAAAATAGAAGATGAAAGAAAAAAGAAAAGAGCTGAGATAGAATCTAATACTTTAGAGACAGAAGGTATTTTAACTACCTTAGAGGAATATGATAATACCCAGCTCGGTGAATTGGCTTTAGGTATGTCAAATGAATCAGCTCAATTTTTAAGAGTACAAAACGATTTATTTAAAAGAGGATTAATTTCTCAAACAGATTTTGCACAAGCAAAACAAAGAGTTCTTTCTGACTGGAAACAGTTTTCAAATGTTTCAAAACAATGGAACGCTGACTATGCCGAATATGTTAAAAGACTTGACAGTGGAGAGGCTTCAACTTTAGAGGAGTGGCTTAACACTCAAAACGAAGCGTTTGGAAACTTAGAAAACATAACGGGCTATGTAAATCCACAAACAGGCAGGCTGTCATTAGTTGAGGTTGACCCTATAACAGGTTTACCTTCAGATGATCCTGGTAAGCACGTTTCAATGAACACCATTAATAATAGATTAAAAACTAAATATGATAATGTTAATGTTCCTGAAGTTGTTAAGGACTCTGTTGACTATTTAGGAGCGTTATTAATAGAGGAATTAGGAAGTAGGCAAGAAGTAATAGGAGCGAAGGGTTGGGGTACAAAAAAAGATGACCCTAAATTTCAAAAACAAATGAGAGAGCGTGCACGAACATTAATGACTCCATCAAATAAAGCTGTGATTGCAGGGCAGTTAAACGGGGGTAAATATACTTATGATGTAAATGATGTTACGCCTGATAGTGATATTGTTTTAATGGAAATAAATAAATTAGGTATACCTGTTCCTGCTAAAAATCCACCCAACAAAGAAAAGATAGACAAGATGGTTGAGGATATGTTGTATGGAGAAATGATGTTGCAATTAGATGCAGAATACACAGTTGAAAAAGGATTTGAAAAACTTTCTTCAGATGTAGACAGATTAGTAGACGAAGAAATACTTAGCTCAATTAGTACAAGAGACTTAAATGAAAGAAAAGTTGTAGTATCAGAGGCATTAAAAGACAATACGATTGATGCAACTCAAGCTAAAATTTTAAATGATAAATTAAATACAGCTATAAAAGAAAAACAAGTAGATGCTAACATAGCAAATATTAATTCTTTAATAGATGATAGAGAGTTATCAGGACAGCAAAGAACACAGCAAATGTTAATTAATGCTGACATACAAAACAGAACTTTAGAGCTAAAAGAAAAAATTAACAAAGAAGCTGAAAACGCTAAGATTGTTCCTTACACATACAGAGATGATAATGCAGTTGCTCAATACGGAGACTTTGAAGGAACTGGAGGAGATTATCTAAAAGATGAGTTAGGAGATAATATTAAAACTAAGATAACCTTACAAGATGTAGCTCAAGGTGCTGGAGTTACAACACAAGGATTTCTTATCGGTGGTCCTGTTGGCGCTCTTACGGTTGCATTAGGAATGACTGCTGGTAAATATTTACAAAAAGATAGTTTAGATAAAGTAACAAAAACTTTAGGCACTTACATATCAGGTACAATAGACCCTAATTTAAAAGCAAAACTATTAGAACAAGGTCCTTTTGAGGTAAGATTTAATTTAACTGACGCTGGTGAATTAGACGCAAGTAAAATGGTATTTGATGTGGGAGGACAAGAATTTGAATTTCCTCCAACAAAAGAAGGTCCAGCAAGAGATGCAGCTTTAAAAATGTTAAGAACGCAAGGGGTAAAAACAGCCGCTATGAAACAGTGGATAGATGAGTATATTATTGACCCAATGACATTAGCTGGTATTGCAAATCAAATTGCAGAAAAAGATGAGATAGAAGGTGAAGGACCAATTTCTTATACTGAATTTGTAGTTAAGTTTGGTGACATAGCTGCAAACCAAGAAGAGTATAGAAAGTATCAAGAAGACCCGGCTAACTATCAACCTCCAGTAAGCCAAGAAACAGAGGTGGTGGTTGAAGGAGATAATGTATTTGAACAGTAATAATGGATCAAAAAGAACAGTTATATAATCTTTATCTTAAAAACAACCTTATTACAGATAAGGTTAGTTTAAAGATGTGGAATCAAATGTCTAAGAGACAACAAGAGGAAATTTATAATATAGGTAAAAAGAAAGGTTTATTTCAAAAAGTTCAATTAGAACAATTTACCTCGTTATGGGAAGAGCCTTTAAAAAAAAAAGACGATTCAGTCTTATCTGGTCAAAATCAACAGGAGACTTTGGAATCAGATACCACAGTTCAGGAGGTGGATGGTTTATCGGCTTTACCAGAACAAACAGTTGAGGTAGAAGATTCTCTTGAAGTACAAGTTCCAGAAGGAGGTCAGGGAGTAGAAGTAGAGGGAATAGAAGTAGGAACACCTACAGATGTTTCTGAAATTGAAAGTGTTGAGGTTC